TTTGTCCTGAATCATCTTCCATGTCCTCTGCCGATTCCTCTGCGTCGTCATGGCCGTCTGATTCCGACATTTCTGGTTCATTCGGTTCATCTGACTGTGAGTCCTCTTGTTGTGGTTCAGGTTTTTGGATTAGTTCCTCTTGGTTCTCTTTAGTCCAAGTTAGGATATCCCTGACTAGGTCAAGTACTTCATCAAAGGATTGTGTATTTAGTGATCTTTGCAGATAGACATTTTCTTCAGGAGTGAATGGTACTTCAAGCTTAGAACCGAGTTTGGTTTTAAGATTGATCTTGTCTATCAGTTTTACTTCATCCCAGTTGACATCATCAAGAGGTCCGAAGAACTCTTTCTTAAGCAACTGTTCGTAGCCTCTATTAAATGAACCTACAAGGCCTGGGTATCTGGTCTGAATCTTTCTTTCAATTCTGGCATCTTCAATAACATTGATGTAAGACCTAGGGCAACCCTTGAGCTTTTCTGGACTGTCGTGCCATCCTTCAAATGGAGTCTCTAGTGCGTGACCAACTTCATGGCCAACAAATAGGTCATATACATCTTTATGCATATCATCCCACAGGGGTAAACCCAAGACTCTGTTTTTGATATCAAACCATGCAGTCTTAAAGTTACCATGTCTTATGGTAACATTCTCTTTTGCGAGTAATTTTGGTAATAGTGATTTGTTCATATCCACTCCTTATTTTGAATATGTGTATATTATATCACTTTTAAGAGGTGCTGTAAACACCTTAGCGCGAAATAAGTACGCCTAATTGCATTTTTTTAAGAATATTTTATTATATACTTATAACTAAATGGAATATACTAGCGTATTTTGCTGAAGTTTTTATGCTTGAAGAACTCGATCTTTGATCTGAATTTGTTCTCTAGCACATCACCTTTATGTGATATAATAAAGACATTAGAATCATCATCTAGCGTGCTGAGAATCTTTGTTAGGTTCTCTACACCATCTACATCCAAACTAGAGTCAAATGTTTCATCCAGAATCAGCAGATTAGTACTGGCTGAATTCTTCATCTTAGCTATCTGTCTCCAAGTAAACAATAGTGATAGGTCAATACGTTGCTTCTCACCTTCAGAAAATGATGCATAATTAAATGAATCTCTGTGTCGTGATCTAATAGTCTCGTTAAAGTTCTCATCCAAATGAAATGCAACAAAGAAGTCAAGAATCTGTAGATAGTTATTAATCAGTCTGTTCATTACAGGTAGGTACTGTTTAATGACTTTGGTCTTAATACCAGTATCTTTTAACATCTCTCCAATAACTTCATTATATGTTCTTTCTTCTACATACTGTAGCTTTTTATCTGTGGCAGATTCTTTGGAATCCCTTAGTACATTCAGCTCTTCTTTGGCACCTTTAAGGTCACCAGTCTGGCCGGATAGTCCATTAATCTGTTTTTGGACTTTATCTACCTCTCTTTGGATTACTGATATCTTATCATTGTTTGAATTAATTCGCTGCTGTCTTAATCTTAGCTCATTAAGTTTGTTCTTAATTTCTTGGCCTTCTCTCTCAGCTATGGCTACTTCTTTTTGAATATTATGGATATCACATTGAACTTCTGCAGCATTCTTTTTAATATCACCAAGTTTTGAATGTTTAATTTCTGCATTAATCTCTTGTTCACAAGTTGGGCAGTTATCGTTGTCTTCAAAGAATCTTGCATCTTTTACTAAGGACTTGATCTTACTATTGTTCTGTGTCTGGGCCGCTTTAATATCTGACATTCTATCCAAGAATGTGCTATGTGACTTCTCTTCAGCCTGTAGTAGAGTTGTTAGGTTCTTACCAACGGATTTAGAATCTTCAAATAGAGTGTTAATTTCTGTCTTATGGTCTTCAATGGTCTGGCGCTTTTGTTCTATCATATCCTTATTAATAGACTGCAGATCTTTGATATACTTCTCTTGCGATTCCATCTTGGTCTTATATAAATCAATGCTATGATTAATTTCAGTAAGCTCATCTTTAATCTTAGAGTTTCTTTCTTTTAAAAGCATATTCATTTTTGAGAATATTTGAATATCCAGTAGGTCTTCAATAACTGCTCTACGGCTCCACGCTGGTAGTTGCATAAATGGTATAAAGGAACTACTACCCAATACAACTACTTGGTGGAAAGACTTATGATTGAGCTTGAGAATATTAGTTTCTAAGAATTTTTGAAAATCTCTGGCATTAGATGCCTGATTAATCATATTACCATTCTGCCAAATCTCAAATCTATTAGGTTTAATACCACGAACGATTCTAAATTCTGCATTACCGATATCAAACTCTACTTCTACTACAGCTTTCTTACCGTTGATAGAATTAATTAGTTGGTACTTACCTATATCTCTATGAGGTTTACCAAAGAGTCCAAAAGATATTGCATCTAGTAGAGTAGATTTACCTGCTCCATTCTGGCCTACAATTAGTGTGGTGGGTGATCGGTCTAGTTTTACTTCAATGAATTCGTCGCCAGTGGATAGAAAATTCTTCCACTTACATGATTTAAAATGTATCATACTACCTCTAGGTTTTGTGCTTCAGTATATAGTTTTCTCAATTCAACCTTGATGTGATCTTTATCAAGTTCGGTCTCTACAGCTTCAACATAGGAATCAAGAAGTTCTGTAGTATCTTCTAGGGATATTTTCTCGTCGTCAACGCTTTCTCCCAAATACTCTTCAAATGATTCTGCAATCTTTAGCTCATAGGTTTCAATAGATTGTAGCTTATCAACAAACTTATCGAACATATACAAGTCATTCTTATTTATAACTATAAGCTTGATGAACTTTTTAGAGTACTCTGAGACATCTACATCATTATAATCAGTCTTAGTATCATCATACACAATCTTCTTAAACATAGTAATAGGGTTACGGACTGGAGTAATCTCTCTGGTCTCCGTATCTAATATATGGAAGTACTTAGGGTCATCAACATCTGCCCAGGTGAATTCCATTTGAGATCCTAGATATGATACATTACCCTGACTTGATCTAGTATGGAAATGACCAGAGATTACCCGTTCAAACCTAGAGAAGATATCTGCATTCATACCGTGTGGATTCGGAACACCAGCCAATAAATCAAAACCTTTTAACTCTAAATGAGCTCCAAGAATAGGAGCTTTACAATTCATAGCAAAATCAATATACTCTTCATAGTTTGCATTATTTATCCAAGGAATAACTGCAACACCTAAACCGTCATAATCTAACACAGTAGGTTTCATTATGATATTTACATTACTAGTAAAGTATCCAAGAAGTTCTTTAAGGGAACATAGTTCGTTGGTATTCTTATAAAAGACATCATGGTTACCAGGAATGATATCCATAGTAATGCCCATGTCACGCATAGGCTCGAGGAAATGCTTACGATTGGCATTGAGAGCCTTAAAGTTAACAAACTTTCGGTGTTCATAGTAATCACCTAAGTGTAAGATATTCTTTATATTGTGTTCTTTTAAGTACGGAAAGAATACCTCTGTATAAAATCGGTCTTGATACTGTAGAAAAATATCCGATGAATTTCTTGTACCACAATGTGTGTCGTTTAATATTGCTACTTTCATATATTATACCATAAATAATTCTAGTTTTTCACGTTCTTTTTCTTCTTTGGCGAATTCTTTAATCTTCTCGTCCTTCACCTTAATCTGGTCGATTCTTTGTCTTAAAGTATCAACATACTGGAGAGTCTGTTCTGCACCGGCATCGTCCATACCCATAGCTACGAAATCTTCAATACCACATTTCTCAATATACCTAAACTTAATGTCCTGTTGTTTCTTTTCTTTAGTTATTCGCCTAATAAAGGCGAAATAGCATATCTGTGTAAAGTAAGAGAAAGCATTAGGTTTACCAGTTCTAGTGGCCGCTTCTATATTATAGTTACCTATGGCTCGTAAACAGTTCTCTACAGCATCCATGACCATTTCTTCTCGGTAAGTATATCTTACAAAGTTTGGTCTATGAGAAAGGCCTTCAGCAATCTTAATAAAACATGTTGCAATGTAGTTAGTCACTATAGGCATTTCGGTATCGTTTGTCCGTGCTTGTAGTGCTTCCTTTGCATAGTCATATACTGCTTCAGAGAAGTCTCTGTTATTCACATAGTGTGGTTTTTCTTTCGGTTTTAGTTTAGCCATGAGTGGGTTTCCTCCATAATATGTATATTATAACACATTTTTATTCAAAAGTAAAGTGTTATTTAATTTAAAATAATTGCAGAAAAGTGTTGACAAATACGTGTAAATGGTATATAATATATAAGTCAACCGGGGGGTTAGAGGTATACTACAATTAATGTATGGTGTCTTCTGGTACTGCTTCATAGTCTTCATCACTTATTTCATCTTCTACTTCAAATCTATCTACTATCTGTTCTGTTATCTTATTTAATATGGAAGTTTGACTCTCCGGAGGCTCGAAGGCCATTTTGGCCGAGAGTGCATACTTGACATACTCTTTCTTCATTTCATTTATGACACTAGAATTACCAATAATATTATGTTTATCAATAGTGTATCTTTTCTGATCCGAGAATGGGAACCAAGGCGAGAACTGATATCCACCAACCATTGTGCTGTAGATCGCAACGGGTCTTTCTAGTAGGTAATTATCATTATTATCACTACTAACCAAGGCAATGATATTATCACCATTAATTAGTTTAAAGTTTCTTATGTTTAATTCTTCCATATTATATATTTATATCGTAAACTTTGTAGTCAAATTTTTCTTTAGAGTATATTTTAATGCGCTCTGCAGCATGAACCAAGGTGTAGTTCTTCTTACTCTTCCAATGTAAATCATCTGCAATATCATATACTTTAGTATTTATACCATCAGCTGACTTTCTGAGCCCGCGCCCTATACTTTGTAGAACCCTAATCTGACTCTTACTTGGTGAAGCGAATATAATATTATGAAGGCGCTTGATATTAATACCAGTAGAGAAAGTACCCATACTCGCCACAATAATTGCATCATCCTGCCCCTCGGTAATAGCTCTAACATTCTCTCTATCATCAACACCTGTCTCTCCACTTACATAAAACAAACTTCGGTCAGTATCTTTTAATTTATTTCTTAATATGTCGTGTAGAGGTTTTCCGTGTTTATCGACATATTGAAATAATATAAGTGTATTACCAACACTATCTATAGCTAGATTTGATATAAAGTTATTTCTCGGTTCATACTTAACTATGAAATCCATCTCAGCTTGATAGTCTCTCTTAACCTTACAGTGTTCATCAGCATATTTTAGTAGTAGTATATTAATATCTAACTTAGCTAAATCATCATTATCCATTAACTTTTTAGTAGTGGTTACTTTATGAACTGGGCCGAATAGACCTTCTAAAACTAATTGATGTGTCTGTGTTCCATCCAAAGTACCAGTAGTACCCATACGAAACTTACATTCCGTGCATTTCTCTAAAATAGCTGTAAGTGATTTGGCCTTGAATGAATGAGCTTCATCTCCGATTACCATACCAAAGTTCTGAAACCATGGAGCTCTTTCTTTGTATATTGACTGCCATGTGGTAATGATAACCCTTTTAGGTATGTTATACTTCTCTCTACCAGCATATATTTTGTGGCAATTCTCATCTACACTCCATTCATCAAACTGTGAATAGTCGGCAAAGTCAGAATACATCTGTTCAACCAATGACGTAGTTGGTACGATAAGTAAAACACTTTGGTCTGTGGCCTCTAAAAAGAATCTAATCGCCATGTAAATAATAAGTGACTTACCCGAGGCAGTGGGTGATAGTAATAAAGACTGGCTATTAGTAAGAGCATGTTCTAAAGCAGATATCTGATAGTCACGAGGTGTTATCTTATTACCTCCTGC